CCGCGATGGTCTGCTCTATGAAGCTGGATTGCGGATCGCGCCGTTGCAGGACGCAGTAGACCTTAATAAAGCCACCGCCCAGGAAGAAGCTGCCTTGGCAAGATGGAAGGAGTACCGCATAGCCCTCAACCGGATCGAAGATCAGGACGGTTTCCCGTCTGACATTGAGTGGCCAGTTCAGCCGGAGGCCAAGAAGGCAATTTAATTGCTGACACAAGTGCTGGTCCCTCGCAGGTGCAATCAGCGCGTGGGCTGCACGCTGTGTTCAGGCTCACACCTATTCCCCGCTATGCGGGGTTTTTCTTTTCTGGAGAATGCTCAATGAGCTCCACCGATTTCTTCCATGGCGTAACGGTTACCAACCTTGATGTTGGAGCGCGCGTCATTTCGCTGCCGTCCTCATCAATCATTGGACTGTGTGACACCTTCATGCCTGGCCCCGGCGCAGATGGAACGCCGGCTGCCGCAGTCAACGAGCTGAAGCTCATCACCAGCGAGCGTGAAGCTGTAGCGGCCTGGGGGCCTGATGCGGCCATTACCAAGGCATGTCAGGCGATTTACACACGCGCTAAAGCCGTCATCATCGGATGCGGAGTAGCAGTTGAAGAGGAGGAAGCGAAGCAAATTTCAGCCATCATCGGCGGGGTGCTTGTATCCGGGCAGCGTACGGGCTTGCAAGCCCTGCTGGACGGTAAGAGCAAGTTCAATGCCCAGCCACGGCTGATCGCGGCGCCCAAGCACTCCTCGATTCAGGCCGTCGCCACGGCCATGGATGCATTGGCTGACAAGCTCCGAGCCGTCGCGATCATTGATGGTCCCAACACCACTGACGAGGCCGCGCTGGACTATGCCGAGAACTTTGGCAGCAAGCGTGTATTTCTGGTCGATCCGGGTGTGCAGTATTGGGACACCACAGCGAACGCCACGGTTGACGCCGCTGCCTCTGCCTACACCGCCGGCCTGTTCGCCTGGACCGACAATGAATATGGTTTCTGGGCCTCACCGTCCAACAAGGAATTCGTCGGTATCACGGGTACCTCGCGCCCGATCGAGTTTCTGGACGGCGACACCACCTGCAGAGCCAACCTTCTGAACGCGGCGAACATCACCACCATCATCCGGGACGACGGCTATCGCCTCTGGGGTAACCGCACGCGCTCGAGCGACCCGAAATGGGCATTCGTCACCCGCGTGCGAACCATGGACATGGTGATGGACGCGATCCTGTATGGCCATAAGTGGGCCGTCGACCGATCAATTACCAAGACCTACGTCAAGGATGTGACCGAAGGCCTGCAGAACTTCATGCGCGATCTGAGGAATCAGGGCGCGATCATCAATTTTGAAGTCTACGCGGACCCTGAACGCAACACTGCCAGCCAGCTGGAACAGGGGAAGGTGTACTGGGTGATTCGATTCACCGATGTGCCACCAGCAGAAAACCCGAACTTCATTGTCGAGGTCACCAACCAGTGGCTGACCGAAGTTCTCGATAACGCCGCATAAGGGGCTGCTCAATGATTCCGCAAACGCTGTTCAACCAGAACCTGTTCATCGACGGCATCACCTTTCAGGGCGATGTGCCCGAGCTCTCTTTGCCCAAGGTCACCGTCAAGACCGAGGGCTACCGGGCCGGCGGCATGGATGGAGAAATAGACATGGATACCGGCCTTGAAAAACTGGAGGCATCCTTCAGCACCAACGGTGTGCGCAAGGAAGCGATGAAGTTTCTCGGTCTCGCCGACCAGACAGCCTTCAACGGTTCGTTCAGGGGCTCGTTCAAGGAGCAGAAAGGACGATTCGTGGGCACGGTCGCGACGATTCGGGGAATGCTCAAAGAGGTCGATCCCGGGAGCTGGAAGCCGGGCGACAAGGCAGAGTTCAAGTACGCCGTGAGCGTCACGTACTACAAGTTCGAAATCGACGGCGTCGTCATGTACGAGATCGACCCCGCCAACTCAGTGCGTGTCATCAACGGCGTGGATCAGCTTCAGCAAATGCGCAACCAGCTGGGTATGTAAGGAGACAACATGAAAACCGTTAACCCCGATGCTAAAAGCCCAGACACGCTGCCTCTCTGGCTGGCCGTGACAGAGGCCGGCGTGACAATCACCTTGTCGAAACCCAAGCCCTTCAATGGCATCACGGTTGAAACGTTGCACATGCGTTCTCCCACCGTCCGTGAGGTCCGCGCTTGCCAGAAAGCACATCCCAACGATGAGCTCGCCGTAGACGCGATGCTGTTTTCCAGCCTCATGGATATTCCCGAAAAGGAATTGATGGAGCTGACTCTCAGAGACTACGAGCGCGTGAAGCGAGGCTATTTTCGTCTGGTCGACGAAGACGAACTTTGATCCATCGACGTTGCGGGCACTCGCGAAACGCCTGGCCCGGGAAACCGGGTTTTCTCTGTCTGAGATTGAAGCGATGCCTTTCTCCGACATGATCTGGTGGCTCACCGAGTGAGCAGCCATCCACGGAAGGTTACAGCCCATGGGGTGAATAATGGCAAAACAACTGGCGCTTGGGCTGGTGATCGGCGGCGCCGTAAGCAGGTCTGTGGGTGCGGCATTCAAGGACGTCGAGGGCCGCGTCAAGCGCCTTGAATCGACTGCGAGCAAAGCCCGCGTTCTGCAGTCAGTCATCGGCGAAACAAAAAAGCTGCAGGAAGAATGGCGCAAGGCGCATCTGGCCGGGGCGTCTACGGCGGACACCCTGCGCCGAAAGCTGGATACCAATCTGGACACCTTGCGCAAGCAAGGCGTCGAGGTGCGCAACCTTGGCAGGGCCTATGAGCAGATGGGTCGTAAAGCCCGCGCCGCCGAGCTGAAATCTGTCGGCCAGGCACAGATGCGGCAAGGGGGAACGGGGTTGCGCAATACCGCTGCAGTAACGGCAGCTGCAGCAGCCACAACCATGATTGCCCCAACCAGAGTAAGCGCTGCATATGGTGCGGTCATCCGTGACATCGCCATCAAGGCGGGCATTGCAGGTACCGATGACGAAAAGCGCTTATCCAGTACGGTCATCGATACCTCGCGCAGCACAGGTATGGCGCGTAACGAAGTGGCCGATGTAGTGAACGCCCTGGCGAGTGCCGGCATGGATCTGAAGGAGGCGCTGCTGTATGCGCCCGTTGCTGCGAAGTTCGTGGTCGGGCAGGGGGCTGACGGCAACGACACAGCCACGATGATCAATGCGCTCAGGGAAAACGCCAAGATCACTGACCCCGAGGCAATCCAAAAGGCACTGGAGGCTATCGCCTATCAGGGTCAGGCGGGAAGCTTCGAGGCCAGCGACATGGCGAAGTGGTTTCCGGAGCTGCTGTCCCAGATGGCGAACATGGGTATTACCGGGAACCAGGCAGCGAACGAACTAGGGTCGATGCTTCAGGTACAAATGAAGACGGCAGGCAGTGCGGATGCAGCAGCCAACAATTTGAAAAACTGGATCTCGAAGATTGGCTCCCAAGACGTTGTGAAAGCCTACAAGGACGCCGGCATCGATTATTCGGCATCCATTGCAACAGGGCTGAACAAAGGGTTGACTACCATCGAGGCCAGTTTCGAACTGGCACAGCGCTACGTCGAAGCCACCGATCCCAAAAAAGCTCAAGCTATGGCCGAGGCCATGAAAAATCTCGACAAGGAGGTGGACCCGGTCAGGGCGCAGAAAATGGCAACCGCTTTTGAGGCGTCCCTTCGAACGGGGGATTTGTTCGCTGACATGCAGGTGAAAGCCGCGCTGACTGGCTACATGCAAAGCAAAAAGCTGTACCAGGACCTGAAGGCCGGCGCGGCCAATGCCTCCGGAATTCTGGACAAAAACCTGGCGGAGCGCCGCGAGACTTCTGCGTACAAATGGCAGGAAACAGCGCAGGCCTTGGACGACGCTTTGCGCAGCGCGGGTGACGCTATGCGGCCCGTGACAGACCAGCTGGCGTCTGGGCTTACCCGCGTCAGCAAAAGCATCGCGCAATTGAGTGACAGAGCGCCTGCGCTGGTCACCGGCCTGCTCGGTGCGGGCGCAGCGATTGCGACGATAAGCGCGGCGTACAGTAGCTTCAAAATAGCCAAGGGATTAATGAACATCGGACGTGGCACGCTGATGGGCAACCCCAACAT